TCCCGAGTTGCTGCCTCTGTGCGCATTGCTGTCAGCCTTTCTGGTCTGCGGGGATCAAGTCCCATTGCTGCTTCGTCACCCACCCTGTCATGCGGCATGTCTCGCATCCTTCGCCGCCGCACAGCGGGCACACCTCATGCGGCAACGACTGCCGCAACGCCGTCTTGGCGTTCTTGAGGTCTGTCAGCACGCGCTGCTGCGACACGAACGCTGCGTGCTCCGTGAGCATCAGCGCGTTGACTGCGGCCGTTGCTTCGTCCACGGCCTTCATCGTGGACTTGACGGCGGCTTCTGCCGCCACCATGCGCGCGCTTACTGAGTTGTCTTCGCCGTCGATCACACCGTCTTCGATGGCGTCGGCAACTGCTTCTTGCGCCTCGGCATTCAGTTCGTTGACTGCCTCGGCTTGCGACTTCACGGAGCGCACGAACTCATGGGTCACGGCGCAGTGCTCTGCCACCTCTCGCAGGCTGCTGTCAGGCTTGCACATCAAAGCCATCTGCACTGCCCGACGCTTGTCGAAGTTGGTGCGGCGAACGCCGTGCTTCAGGTTCGCCGCCGCAGCCAGCCACATCGCGTCATCGCGCGTGCCTTCGATGACCTCGCAGGCGATGGACTTGAACTTCAGTTCCATCGCTGCTGTCACGCGGTGGAAGCCGTCGCACAGCCAATAGGTCTGTCCGGACGGGCACGTCGCGTCGAACACGACTTGGCACGGCGGCATCACTGCGCCGTCCTGCATCGCCTCCGCGTACTCCTTCACTGCTTCTGCGGTCAAAGCGGTGCGCGGCTGCAACGCTTTGTCCATCGTGATCTGCTTGATCGGAACTTCCTTGATTCGATCATCCGCTTGCTTCTTCTTCGCCATGCTGACTCCATTCATCCTGCTTCAGAGAGAGGGAGCGACCCCCGGCCGCAGGATGCCGGGGGCGCTTACGAGTGTGCTTCGTCGGTCGGTCGCCATGCGTCTGTACCATTCTGCTGCAGGCAGGCAGCCACCGTGGACGCATTCAAGTGCGCGCTGTGCGCGGGGTGCGGTAGGGGTCATGTCCGTCACCTCTGATGCCATCGACCCACACGAAGCGCGGTCGGCGCGCTGACTGCCCTCCGCAGAGGTAGACGCCCAGCAGTCACGGGCGACAGGTTGGAAAGGCTACGCGGCGGTTTCCCACCGCGCAGCCCGATGCGCCTCCGTCGTAGGGGCGCGAGTGGATGGGTCAGGCTGGCACGGCTTCCTCTGCCGTCATCTCCTTGCGGCGCTTGAGGACCCATGCGCTGATGCGCGGAGACAGGTCCTTCGACCATTGCGCCATGTCCTCGGGCACTTCTACGCCCTTGGAGCGCATGACGGTGAGCAGTTCGGCGACTTCGATGCCTGCCTCCTTGAGGCGCTTGCGGATCGCGACTGCGCCTGCTACGCCGATGACGCCAGCAACGTGCGCGGAGTCATCGCGCTTGTCCACCTCCTCGCCGTCGACCTTCGGGATCATCAGCAAGTCGCGCAGGAAGTACGCGAGGCTCGTTGTCAATGCGCCTGCCAGCGCCTTGTCCAGCGGCCTGCCGTTCTGTTCGATCACGGGCCACGGCAAGCCTGCGAACGGCAGCGACTCGCCGCTCACGTGCAGCAGCATGTAGTCGCACAGCACCAGCGGTGGCCGCGAGTCGGTGCCGTCCACGAACTGCCAGCCTGTCCGCACCAGCGACAACTGCGCTGCGTGCAGCGCCGCGCGTGCGGCACCGATCATCTGCTCGGCGCTGACGTAGTCGTAGCCCTTGCCGTACTCCACGCGGGCGTCCTTCGCGACGTGCTTCATCGCCTGCTGTGCTGTCAGCATGGCTTGTGCCATGCTCGTCCTCTCTGCGCTGTTCATCGAACGTTCTCCTTCACGCTAGGTGCCGCCTTCGGGGCGGTCACGGTTGTCCGAGAATGCGCCGAGCGGACCGTCCACTTGGCAGCGTCCTCGGGATTCGCTTCGGCGAACGCCTTCGCGTCGAAGCGTGATGTCTCCACCTTGCTGATCTTGATGCGGTAGCCGCCGCCTTCGCCTGCGGTTGCCGTACCGAGGGCTGTCATCAAACGCGCCCGCGCTTCGTCGGCTGCGGCAGACACTTCCTTCAGCAGCCGTTGCGCGGCTGCGTCTTCTACGAACAGCGAACGGTCAATCTGCACCGCAGGCGCGTCCGCATCGCGGCGTACGCGCTTGAGCACTTCTAGGCTCGGCAACCCGGCAGGCGGAACGCGCCGCGCCACATGGTTCTCCCAGAAGTCCTGCACGCGCTCCACGATGTAGGACGCATAGTCCTCACAGAACGGGACGCGGTACATCTTGAGCCGCAGGCCGTAGTCGCCTTGCAGGCACGCCACGTGCGCCACGTCGCTGCTGGCACACAGCATCTGGAACATCACCTGCGCTTTCACGTGCTCGGGAACCTCGTCGGTGCCTTCGTCGCCCCAGCCGTCCGTGCGCCCGGTGGTCTTGGCTTCTACGATGGGCGACCCGCGCTTGGCCACGCCGATCATGCCGTCGACGTTGGCGCGCATAAACAGGTGGCACCCGACGAACGTGCTCGTCGGCTTGACGATCTTCTCGCCTAGCCTCTCGCTTGCTAACTGCAGCACGCCAGCCTCCAGCACCGTGCCAATCCGCATGGCGTCGTTCTCGTCCGGTCCGGCTGCTTGCCCGGTCTTGACTAGCCACAGGTCGTGCGGCGTTGCCCACGGATTCAACCCGAGGATGGTCGGCACATCGGACGATCCGATGCCCTTCATGCGTTCGCTCTCTTGCTTGTCAGTGATCACTCTTGCGCTCCTTCTTGGCAAGGGGTCGCCCTGCCTTCTGTGGTTTGAACTTGCCTAGCAGCCCTGCGCGGTACAGCATCGTGTTGCCGCGCTTCTCTCCAGCAATGCCGCGCAGGACAGCCAGTTGCCGAATCCGGCCCGGGGTCACGCGGTACACATCTGCGATCTCTTGGGTAGTCAGATATCTCATCGGCCTGATCCTATCGCTAGCGGTAGTGTTGTGCAACCGTCAACGGTTGACACCTGGTGTCAACCGTTGACGGTTGCGGGACTGTGCTATAGTGTTGGCGCTGACTCCTCTCTGCGCTTGCCGCCGCCCGGGACACGCGACCCGGGCGGCGGCTTGCAGAGCGTCAGACTTCTGCCACCTCTGCGTCAGCGTCGACGAACTCGCTGCCCGACACGACGGCATCCAAGATGCCCGTCAGCCGCGAGTGCCGCCGCGTCAGGTTGAGGAGCCCGGGCTTCTCCTTCTCCACTTCCGTCACCGCCTGCAGCAGCCGGAACATCGTCGGGCGCTGCCACGCCTCGCCAGCGTGTGCGTGCCCGCCCGGGCCGTCGGCGCGGTGGAACTGGTGCAGGATGGGCGTCAGCGCGCTGACGTTGATCGCTCCTGCCCGGAGGCAACGCAGCAGGCAGTCGTTCACGAACGTCCCGCGCCGCACGCCGACGTCTTGCTCGTGCTTCTCGAAGTCGTACTCGGCGTAGGACTTCTCGCGCTCTGCCACCGTCTGCATGGCCATCCGCAGGTTGCCGATGCGCGTTGCGATGATCTGCGGCAGGTCGCGCATGGCCCAGCGCGTGTGCTTGCGCTGGAACCTGAACATGGCGTCGCCGCTGTGCATCGCGAGGTTGTCGCAGACGAACACCTGCGTCCCGAGGACGCCGCCGGCAACCACGCTCTTGTCGTGTCCGTTGCGCACGCCGAACACGAAGCGCCGTCCTTGCCCGACTTCGGTGTCGCCGCCGACCTCGCGTCCGACCTTGGCCTTCAGCGCCAGCAGCCCGAAGTAGCGCAGCCCGTCACCGTACAGCGCGTGCACTTCTTCGCTGATGGCGAAGCCCATCTGGTCCAAGCCTTCGCGCACCTGATCCACCAAGAAGTCGTGCGGCACGGGGCAGTGGGTCGCGGTGCCGTGCGGCGTGTGCACCGCGCGCACGTCGTTCCAGTCCACGCGGTTTGCACCGCAGTGCAGCACCAACTTCGATCCAGCCAGTTCCGTCGTGTTCCAATTCGTCATTGCGAATCCTTGCCGCGCTCGGCGGCGTCATGCGTTCTCCGAACAGGCCAAGCAGCACGCGCTGCCTAGCCAATCGACGGCGCACCGTTTCCGATGCGCCGTCGCGTCATGCTTCTGCTAACAGGCTCCGCGCGACGTTCACCACCACGTCGTGCGGCAACGGATTGACGTCCGCCGTCAGCATCTGCTTGCTGTTGAGGCACTCCAGTTCCATCGTCACGGAACCTTCTGCCTCTGACCATGCGCGGTCCCACAAGAACAGCAGCACCACGCCGACCGCAGCAATCACGTCCGGGTCATCCTGCGCTCGCTTGTCAGGATCGACCGGACACATCACGCCCATCCCGTACGCCTTCTCCAGCGCAGGCACTACTGCGCGGATGTCGACTTGGATCAACTCCACGAACTCTCCGTGCTGGTCTCGGTGCAGCCTCACGGCGCGTCTCCTTTCATCGGGGGCGTGACTTTGGCGAGGAAGTCCCGCGCCAACGCTTGTCGGATGTCGATCCGCAAGTCTTGCTGGTAGAACAGCGGCTGCCAGCCCAGCGCCTTTGCAAACGCCTCCGGGTCTACCGTGACGTGCTCCAGCATCTGCAACGACTGCGTGCAGAACGTCACGCGCCGCTGCGTCGACTCCCGGACGAACGGTGCCGGGTGCACCAAGCCCGAGCGGCTTGCCCGGGCAATGACGGCGCGCAAGTGCCGCCGGATGAACTCCAAGTGTGCTTCACTCATCTGCAGGTCTCCTGTGGTTGCATCTGCTGGCTTACGCCTGCAGCGTGTTGAACGTCTCGCCGTCCGGGCCTTCGCTTGCCGGAACGAACGGCGCCGGGTCGATGGTTTCGCGCAGCCCGTGCGGCTCCGGCTCCTTGCTGCCGCGCAGCATCATCTGCGCCATCTCCACAGCCACGGCGGCGATGAACTCCGGGCGCTTCGCCAACGCGTCCAGCACGGTGTCGAGGTTGGCCTTGTCTTCAAACAGCCGAGCCGCCAGATCGTCCATGTCGATCTCGTCCACCACGGCCAGCGCGATGTCGCGGGTGTCGATCTCGTTGGCGATGTCTGCTGCACTGATGTCATCGGCCACTTGATCTGCCACGGCTTCTTGGATCATCGCCGTGTCGATGTCGCTGCTGATGGCATCGACAACCTTGTCGCGCAGGTCATCCAAGTCGATCTCGTCCGCGATGTCGCGGGCGCTGAACTCGCCAGCGAGGTCGGACAGGCTGATCTCGTTGGCGAGGTCGGACAAGCAAATCTCTGCGGCCACCTTCTTCTCGTCGAGGTTGGCACGCACCTCGCGCGCTGCGCGATCAGCCACCGCATCGGTGTCGATCTCGCTGGCGAGGTCCGACAGGTCGATCTCGCTGGCGAGGTCCGACAGGCTGATCTCGCTGGCGATGGTGCTGGCATCCACATTCTCTGCAATGTCCGCAGCAGTGAACTCCTCGGCCAGCGTCGTGTAGCAGATGCGCCCGGCCACCTCGCGGAACAGCGTGCTGGTCTGCACCTTGGCTGCCAGTGCGTCGATGTCGCTGGGCAGCAGCGCGCCTTGCTGCGGCACTGCGTGCGGCGCGAACGCCTGCGGGTGCGCCTCCACGGTTGCGATGAACTGGTGCGTGGCCTTCTCCACCGTGGTAGCGAGGGTGTTCAGGGCGACAGCGATAGAAGCGATCTCGGTCATTGTGAATCCTTGCCGCGCTCGGCGGCGTTGAAGTACCAACCAACTAACAGCCTGCAGCACGCGCTGCAGGCGAATGCCAGCCGTCGCCTTTCGGCGGCGGCTGGCTGTGTCACTGCTGCTGGATCGGACGGGCGACGGCTGCGTCGTTGAGTTGACGCTCGGCCTCGTCGGCGCGCTCCAGCGCCAACTCCCAGCCTCGGATGGCTCGGTCCAGCCGCGCTTCGTGCTTGGCGTCCTGAGCCGCCAGCACCTCGCACGCCTCCATGCGCGCTTCGGTCTCGCGCACTTCGGCCAGCGCCCGTGCCAGCGCGGCTTGCCGACGGCACATCTCTGCGACGGTCACCTGCGTCATGCTGCACCGCCTTCCGTGCGCGCTTCGCGGAGGCGGCGCGTCTCCTCGCGGTCGATCTCGTCGGACAGGATGCGTCCGCACCGCGCCACGTACTGCTTGCGGGTCAGCACCGTCGCGTTGGTGTGCAAGCCGATGAACGGGCGAAGGTCGGCTTCGTCCCACAGCAAGCCCATGCCCTTGCGCACCACCGCGCCGTCGCCGTGCACGCGCAACTCGAAGTTGAGCCGCCAGCACCACTCGGTCAGGTTCTTCTCGGTGATCTCGTGCAAGCCCACGGCCATCGTGCCCCAGATGAGGCCATGCGCCCGGGAGGTCATCTCGCCGCGCGAGTTCCAGCAAGCCTTCTGATCGCAACGCTTGAGGTTCCAATCCAAACTCATTGTGAGTCTCCTGCCGCGCTGGGCGGCTATGCAAGTAACAGCCTGAGCAGCACGCGCTGCTCAGGCGAATGCCCCGCGCTGCCTTTCGGCAACGCGGGGCTCGGGGCAACCCGGCCGGGTTCAATAGTTCCAGCGGCTCATCGCTTCCTTCGCAGTCGCCCGGGGCAGCAGCGTCAGCACCTCCCGGAGCAGCGCGGTCTCCGCCCGCTTCCACGCTTCGCCCGCTGCCCATTCCTTGTCATCGGCCTTGCTGTGGGCCTTGCGGCACTTGTCTTCTGTCCAGAACGCGTTCTCCGACTTGCTCTTCCTCGCGGCTTGGAGCGCACGCCACGCCTTCTTCTCCTCTGCCTCTGCCTTGCGCCACGCCTCCTCCTTCTGCTTGAGCACGATCTTGAGGGCAGCGACGTTCTTGAGAACCTTCGTCATAACTGTCTCCTGCCGCACTGGGCGGCGTTGGTGTGAACCGATGCGTCGGCATCGGGAAAGCCAGCCGTCGCCTTTCGGCGGCGGCCGACTGCTGTTGGTCCAATGGTGCTGATCCTCTCAGATGACTCCCAGCCCCGGTCGGCTGGTCTTGTAGTGTTCGGCTTTGGCTGTTGCACGCAGTCCGTCTGCAGCGGTGTGAGCCTTGTGGGGGCCATCACCTACGAGGAGTCGCATTCCTCACCGCTGTCGTTACTGCGCGCACTTCACCGCGCCTGCTTGTCTAGGACTCCACCAACCTCACGGGGCTGGTGTTCGACTCTGCTGGTCACCTGTATGAGTTGCTCGTACTGCACACGCCTGCTGTCAGCCTTGCGCGGGGTTCGCTCCGGGTCGCATCCGGGTCGCGTCATTCGCTTGGCCGCAGGTCGCTGCGTCTACGCCGTGTCAGGTTGCGCTTGGTTGCAGGTCCTAGTGGAACGCCACTCGCTGCTTCGACCTTGCGCAGGACTAGGCTCATCGCCAATCGTCCAACCGGGGTTCGCAGGCCTCGCCTGCTTGCCCCTCGCTTCTGCGTCGTGTCCTAGTTGTCAAAGAGAGCAATCCCAACACACAAATACTAGCGGAACCCGTAGGGTTTCGCAAGCCCCGTTTTCGCAAGCGATCTAGAACGCTTACTGCGCGGGCCACTTGCCTCGCGGGCAAGTTGCCGCAGGCATCCGGCCTTTGACCGTCAGTTCGGCGCGTGCGTTGACGCCGCAGCCGCACGCCTTGCAGAAGCCGACTTGCGGCGCGTCGCGCGGGTCTAGTTGGTCGCACGTCCGGCACACGGCAATGCGTGCCTCGTACGGCTCGTCCGCCAACGGTCCGTGCAGCATCATGCTGGCCTCTGCCCGCGCCCATGCAGACACTTGCGCAGGCAACGACCTTGCGCGCGGCGTGTACGACAGCACCTTGGCCGTCTGTGTTGCGGCGTCAAGTTCCAGCACCCACTCCGCGTCAGGCGTTGCCAGCGTTGCCTTCATGCGATGCGCTCCACGAAGCGATGCTCGTACAGGCGTTGCGTGACGCGCCGCCGCGATGCGTATGCCCAGCACTCATACCCGCCCGGCTCACAACATGAGAAGTTCTGCCCGCTGTTTGCCTGCGTCACGTCGATGACCGTGGCGCAGCAATCAAACGGCAGCGAGTCAGCCAACGGTCCCACTCGCCATGATGAGATCGGTGACGCAGGAAGCATCGGACACGTAGAAGATGTCGATGGCGTGCAAGTCCCAAACGTAAACGACGCAACCCGGTCACAACAATAGCCCGACGTATTAGTCCAGTTGTAAGGCCATGCCAACAGGAAGCCGTGCGTGAAGGTGGCCGCCGCCACTACTTGCTCGCACGTGCTGCCGTCTGGCGTATAGAAGTTGTTCGCCCCTGCGAACCCTGCGCCTGCGCACATTTCGTCTGCCAACGCTCTTGAGCACGCGCCTCGCCCGTAGGTGTAGTCCTGCGACGTGGTGTTCCACAGCACGGCGCTCCCCACTGGCGTTTCCCACCCGATCCCGCTGAAGGCGCTGCTGCACTGGCCTGCCTGCGGGTCCGGGATGTCTTGCGGCTGCGTCATCGCGAACAGTCGGATGGGGCTGTGCGCCTGCGTGCTGGTCGGAATGTTGAACTGCCCGTGCGCTTGGTCAGCGAAATACGTCTCCGCGCTGAGGCCGCGCGAATAGGCGTCGGGCGTTCCCGTGCCCGACACGGTCCACCACACCACGTCTAGCGGCGCAGCCGTCTGCGCGTTCGCTGCCGTGCGGAACTGCTCAAGCGTCTGCCCTACCAAGTTGAACGTCCACACTACGGCGTTGCTGAAGTTCAGCACGCGGAACACGCGCCCCACTACGTCCCACGTCCTTGCGCTGCTGCTTGTGGTCTTTCGGCGGATGCCGAACGCCGTTGGCCCGTTGGTGTAGTACGGCCACCCGGTCCACGATGCACTCACTTGCCCGACGCACGACGTGTCGACTGCGAAGAAGTCGCTGTTGTTGCAAAGCGGATCGTCAATCGTCCACCGCAGTTGCGGGACGTTGGCCCGAAAGACATCTCGCCGCTGCCCGACCGGGCTGGGGAAGTCGGTCTTGATGCCGTTGCTTGTGTACCAATGTCGGTTGCTTGTCAGGACGATGCTTGACCAATACGGCAGCGTCACCACCCACGGTGCCGCCATCTCCCGCCGCGACGATTCCTGTATGTCAACGTCATCTGAGTTGCACGTGCCTGCGTCCGGCTCAATGAGCCAATCCTGCGAAGCCACGCCAAACGCAGCGCACGCGCTTCCGAGGTTTGGTGGCTGCACTGTGCGCGGGTCGCATGGCACACACTGATTGTCGTTCACTAACTTGAATCGCTGCTGTGCCGCCGTGCGCAAGTGCAGCGTCAGCCGGATTGCCGACTTGCCTGTAGGGCGCGGGCACGCCTTGCCTGTGGTGTCGCAGCAGCACTCAGCGGGCAGCAGGTTCATGCTCGGCCTCCACAAAGGATGGCGGCACGCAGTACCAGCCCTCCGGCACCTGCACGCAATTGTCGCTCATCTCCCAGCCGTCAGCCGTGCGGTGGTACACGCGGCCTTTCATCCCCGGCCCGACCCGGATCGGGCTTCCTTCGCTCACTAGCACCGTGCGCGCGCAGCCACTCGCGTATGCGACCGCCAGCGCGCTGCAGGCTGCCGCGATCAACCACCGCATCGCGCGCCGCGTGCGGGCGTTCTGCCATGCTTGTGAGCCACCGCAGCAGAGAATCGAACAGCGCGGAGAGAAAGCCTGACACGGCATCACTCCGCCTTCTTGCTGCTGTCCTTCGCGAAGATGAGTCCGATGCCAGCGATGAGCGCCGCAATGAGCGCGGGCCAATCAGGGTGCGTAGTGTCGCTGCCGTCCGTCAGCGCCGTCAGCGCCGCGCCGCCCGCCACCATGATGGCGGCGATGCCAGCGCCCGTAGTCCGCCATGACTTGCCTTGCAGGTTCATCGTTCGCTCCTTTCGAGTCGGGCTTCGATCTTGTCCAGCCGCGCGTTGGCGGCTCCTTGCTGCGTCACGATCTGCATGAGCAGGCGGTCGTGATGGAGCCATGCCGTCAGGACAGAGCCGAAGATGGCTGCTGCCAGCGACAGGATGGCAACCCAATCGCGGACCGACAACTTAACCGTCATGTCTCGCTCCAGCGTCATGGCATCAGGCTATCAAGTCCGCGCCCGGTGTCCATCATGGTTCGCACGCCCCGTCCATTGGGTTGACCGCGCTGAACTCCGCCCGCAATGCCCCATCCGTGGCGCGGACGAGGAACAGGTGGACGATGGTGTTGGTGGGTATTGGCTTCACCTCAAACCCCGGGTGAGCCGCCACCGAAATGCCGTCGGCTGCGTCAACGCCGACGCCATACGCCAGTGCCGTCGTGTTCGCAAACTCCAGCACGTTCCACGCATCCCCTTGCGCCGTGCTGGTGAGGCCGTTGGTGACCGTCGTGACGGTCACGTCCGTGGCCGTGGTAACTACGCGCACTTGCTGCCACGCGTACCGCCACACAGCCTTGCCGCTCAGGCGCGTGGCGCTTGTGATCCGGGCGTGCAGCATCCGCCGCGTGCCGCCCGCCGACTTGTCGTATTGCCCGACCTCTTGCCCGTCGCCGCTCACCACGCCGTATATCTCCGACCACGTGGCCGGGGTGAGCGCGCCAAGTCCTCGCGTGATGCGCGGCTTCATCACATACACGAACCAAGCGAGGAGAAGGACGCCGTAAGCGGGAATGGCTGGCGGGCCATCACGTGCCGGGCGGTCGCGTTGCCGTTCGCGTCCGGGGCGTTGAGCAGCGGCTGGCCGTCCACGTCGCGTGCGCAAATCTGCCGCAGGTGGAACGCCCCGTCGTACAGGAAGCGGTAACGCACTTCGTACTGTCCGCTCTCCAACTGCGACGAAGTGGCCCCGATGAACAGGACGGACCCCGCCGGAAAGCCCTTGAAGTCGCCGCTGTTGCGCCGCCCAAGGACTCCCATCACTGCGCCAACGCTGTCCGTCGCGCGCGTGGCGCGGACGATGATCTCCGTCTGAAAGACCGTGGCGCTCACTGGCTCCCCGCACGCGTCCACGGGCGTGCCGCCGATGTCGCCGTTGCCCGGGCTGGTTGCGTTAGGCCACGTCGCTCCGACACGGAACACGTCCACGAACGTGACGCTGGTGCTCATCTCCGTGGCGCACGTTGCGTTGTTCGCGTCCGTGTCGCGCGAATACGAGTATGTAACGCTGCCCGTCCACACCTTCCCAACGGCGTCTTGCACGGACCGCACTTCACGCCCGGTGGCGTTGGCTTGGATGCCGTCGATGGTCAATTTGTCGCCAATGGCTGGCAGCGACGAAAGCGCCGTCGCCGCCGTCACGACCGCATCGGCATCGTCGCGAATGACGTACTCAGCGGACGCCGAGCGCGAGTCGTTCTCCCCGGACGATTGCGTGAGCGACACGATGTTGGCGACGATTGCCATTAGGTCAGCACTCCTGCGAAGGCTCCGGTGTTGGCCGCGATGGTTGCGAGATAGTCATTGTTGGACTTCAGCAGTGCCGCCATCTCCGCGTCGTACATACTGACGCCCGCCACCGACTGCGCGCGAAGGCTCTCGCCTTGCTCGTCAGCAAACACCACGCCGCTGCCTGCTGCACGGTCGCTGCCAACCATCGCCGTCATGCTGGCGGAGATGCTGCCCAGCAGCGCCGTCTGCTCCTCGGATTCTGTGAGTAGGCTGCGCTGCATCTGTTCGCCTGCCGACACCATGCCCGCCAACTTCATCCCGCCAAGCGCGGTGTCTAGCGTGTCGGTGACGGCTTGCGCGTCCTCGGCGGCCTTCGTCTTTGCCTTGTCCGCATTCTCTAGCGCGGCGATCTCCGCCTGCATGGCAAGCGCCTTTGCCACTTGCTCGTCGGACGCGCCCTTGTCTTGCAGTTGCTTCTTGAGGAAGCCCGCTTCGCCCAACTTCAACTTGTCCAGTTGGTCGGTCAGGTCTTGCAGCGTGTTTGCCACGTCCTCTTGGTTGGCCTTCAGTCGCTCGGCCTCGGTGATCTGCGCTTCGATGTCCAGCGTGCGCTGCAACGCGTCCTCCAGCGCCTCGCCTGCCAAGCCCATGCCCTCTAACTGCCGCCGCAGCAGTTCCTCGCTGGCCCCTTGCGCCTCCAGCAAGCGATCTTCAAGTGCGTCGAAATGCCCCTTGACCGCCTCGTCCACCTTGGCCGCATCAAGGATCGACTGCAACTGCATCGCCTGCTCAATCTGATCGTCGGTGGCTCCGAGTTGCCTCATCTTCTCGCGGAGGATCAAGGCTTCGCTCATGCCGAGTTGGTCTACCTTGGTCTGCAGGTCGCTGATGGTCGCCGCGATGTCTTCGCGTGCTTGCTTCTGCTTCTCCAGCACGTCTAGTTCCTCGGTCAGCGCGCGCACGCGCTCCGCGTCTGCTGCCGCCATGCCGTGCTTTGCGACGGCCTCATACTCAGCCCACTCTGCAGCGGTCATGTTGGCCTTGGCGATTTGGTCGTTGAGGTCAGCGATGACTTCGTGCGCCTTCTGCTCTCGCTCCAGCAGCGCGATGCGCTCCTGCAACCCGCGCGCCTCGTTGAGTTGCGCGTCCGTTGCCCCTGCCTTCTGCATCTTGGAAAGCATGGCGGCGTCGTCGCCTACCTCGAGCGTCTGCAACTTGTCGCGCAGGCTCTCCAAGTCTTGCTCCACTTTCTTCATCGACGCCTTGTCTGCCATCACGGGCAGCGCCGCCGGACTGCCTTCCATCGCTTCGGTCTGCTTCTGCCACGACTGCCCGATGTGTTCCATCACCGCCACGGTGGCGTTCGGGTTCACGGCGTCAATGCCGCGCTGCAATGCTTCCGCAGCATCGCCGCCTGCGGCCTTCGCGGCTTCGCCTGCAGCGCCGAGTGCCACCGACGCGGCTTCGCCAATCGCTTCGCTCACACTGTGCGCCGCCCCGAGCAGCCATTCAACGCCGTAAGCAACCGCCTGCACCACCTTCAGCACGCCACCGAGCGCGCCCATGATGACGGTGACGATGACGCCACCGATGGCTTGCACGACGTTCCACACCACGGCGAACGCGTTCACGATCAAGGCGACCACGTCGTAGACCACTGCCAGCGTAATGGCGATGCTCTGCAGCCCGCCAATCAGCGCGCCCGGGTCTGCCGTGAACATCTCGGTGATGGACGTCGCCAAGTCCGACAGCACTGGTGCCATCTGACTTGCAAACATCGTTTTCATGTTGTCGAACGACTTGGCTGCTGCCTCCACCTTGTCGTTCGTGGCAGCCAACTGCTCCACCATCTGCTTCGGGATGACCAACTTGCGCGCGTTCTCTTGTGCTTCGCGCAGCGACTCCGCCGTGGCATTGACGGCAGGTGCAAGCCCTATCCCTGACTTGCCAAACAGGTCGCGCAGCATGGCAACACGCTGCCCCGACGAGCCGAGTTCGCGCACACGGCTGATGACCTGCTCCAACGCTTGGTCGGGCGTGGCGCTGGCGAGTGCGCTGAAGTCAAGTCCCAGCCGCTGAAAGCCGGCTTGCGCTTCCTCTGACCCGTCTACCGCCTCTTGCAACTTGATCGACAACCGCGCCGCTGCCGTTTCAATCACGCCTGACGCCACGCCGACTTCGTGATAGGTGTGGTTGAGGCGCTGGAACTGTTCGACGCCCATGCCTGCCATCAAGGCTTGGTCCGCCAACATATCCATCGCCTTTGCCTGCGACCGTGTCAGCATCAACGCGCCTGCCGTCGCAGCGACGAACCCTGCAGCCACCAAGCCGATTGGCCCGACTGCCTTGCCCACGGACAGCCCGAACACTTGGAACTGCGAAGACTGCAAGGCAATCATCTTGCCAAGTTTGCGCGCTTCGTCGCTTGCTGCCTTTGCCTTCTGCTGGAAGCCTTGCAACGACGGCAGGCGCAGCGCCGCCTGCCCCTTCGTCATGTCGATGCCCATGCCGCGCAGCCTGCCGCGCAACGACTCCTTGCGCTGGTTCGACGCGATGGTGCCCTGCAGCGCCTTCTGCGCTGCCTGCGTTGCAACAGTTGCCGCCGTGACTTTCTCTTGCGCTTTGGCTACGTCCTCGGTGGCGCGTTGGAGCACCTTGGCTTTGTTGGCGGCAGACAAGAACTGCCCGGTGAACGGGTCGCGTCCTTTCGCTGCCTTGGCACGGAATGCCTCTGCGCCTGCAAGCCGCTCCACGGCAGCGCGCTGCGCGTTGATGGCGTCTGTGACCTTCTTGCGTGCGCCCGAAGTGTCAACCATTGACAGCGCCTGCGCTGCCTTGTTCGGGTCGATGCCTTCCTTCGCCAGCATGGCGCGCGCCATGCCGATGTTCTTGCGGACGCCCTTGGCGCTGGCGAGTTCCTGCTGCGCAGCCTTGCTCTCCTTGATGGCTTTGGTCAGTTTGGCTTGCTGCTCGGCTGCTGCCTTTACGCCGCCGTTGAAGGAGTCCCACATCGTGCGCATCCCGCCAACCAACTCCTTCAGCGTGGACGCCCGCGCGTAGATAGCGTCAACGCCCGGGATGTTGGCGGCAACAGACGATGCTGCCTTGCTTGTGCTGTCGGTGAACTTCTTGACTTGCTCTTGGCCGCGCTTCAGGCCCTGCTCAAGCCCGCGCGTGGACGCGCCGACGTTGACGAACAGGTTTCCTACCGTTGCCATAGTCAGCCTTTCGCGGCAGCGTCCTTGGCTGCAGATTGCGCCGCCAGCATCTGGAACATGGCAAGCGCCTTCATTTCGCCGCCCGGGTCATTGTCGGGCAGGAAGGGCATGAAGTCCACCGTCTTGAACGGCTTGCTGCCCTTCTTCCGGTTGGCGTTCGCGAACAACGCGCACAGCATTGCCATGTTGTAATCAGTTCGCCACGCGCCAATCGGCTCCACGCGGTCGAAGGCCAACCATTCGGTCAACTCTGCCGATGACACGCGGTCCAGCAGTTCGGCCACTGTGCAGCCAAGGGCGAGTGCGAGGCGGAAGTAGAACCGCCGCGCCCCGCCCTTAGTCAGTCCTCCTGCAGTTCCTCAATCTCAGTGCTGCCAAGTCCCGACAGCCGCTGCGCCACGGTGAACAGCGCGTCCAGCACCTGCGCTGGCAGCGCGCCGAGTTCGCCTTCCTCGGCGTCGGTGAACAGGCGCGCCCCCGCCTCGTCGCAGATTGATCGGACGAGCAACTTGGCGCGGATGTTCTCCGTGGACAGGACGCGCTGCTTGCCGCGCTGCACGAAGCACGCGTTCTCGAACGAGTCCCGTTCCTTGCCCGTCAGTCCGCGCACGAAGATGGGCGCATCAAGGCCATCGACCTTGACGCCTTCGATGACGAGCCGAGCCTTCAGCGCAAGCAGTGTGGCTTTGTCGGTGTGCATGGCCTCACTCTATCACGTCCGGTTCAGGTACGCCACCGTGACCGCGCCCGTGATGCGGATGGTGTAGGTCACGCTCACCGCGCCGTCCACAGCGGCTTCCATCGCCGTGTTCTGCACGTAGCCGTCGAACGCCAGCGTGACGCCGTCCTTGCCCGCGTCGGCGTTGCCGAAGATGACCTTCATGGCCGTCGGCGTGGAGTTCCCGCTGGACGGCAAGGTCGGGTTGAGCCCGGTTCCTGCGGTCATAAAGGCGGTGACTTCGACGGTGCCGCCGTCCATGGTGCCGAGGACGTACTGCTTTGCCGTGTCGTTCAGCGCCGTTACGTCGATCTCCGCCGCGCTGATGCCGCTGAACGAGATGGACTGAATGTCGCCCTTGACGGGCTGCGTCGAAGCCGTCAGGTCGGCGTTCGTCGACGGGTTGATGAACCGCGTGTTGTATGCGCTGATTGCCATGTGGCGCGTCCTTTCGGGTCAGGCGATGGTGACCGAACCCGTGATGCGCAGCGTGTACGTGTGCGTCACCGCGCCGTCCACTCCTGCCTCAAACGCCACGTTCTGCACGTACCCGGAGAACGTCACCGATGGCCCCGCTGCACCGAAGCGCAAGATGTACGCCGTGGGAGTGCCGTCGCCGCTCACCGGGAGCGTCGGGGCTGTGGTCGTGGTGAAGCACTGGATCTCCACGGTGCCGCCGTCCATCGTGCCGAGAACGTACTGCTTGGCCGTGCTGGAGAGGAAGGTCACGTCGATTTCGGCAGCACTGATGCCACTGAACGAGATGCTGGTGACCTCGCCAATGATTTCGTTATTCCCGGTGGTGAACTGCGTGCTGTATGCGCTGATTGCCATTGTGGTCCCTTACTTGGATGCGTACATGACGCTAAAGACTGTCGTGTGCAGGTACACGCCGCTTGCTTCGCCAGCCTGCGGAGCCATGTACGCCGTGACTGACCGCGAGTGTAAGGCGTGCTGAACCACCGTGGAAGCGTCCTCACCACTCCACCCGTCCAGCGCCTTCAGCACTTGAAGCGCCACGGCCTGCGCCGACGCCGCCGTGGCTGCAACGGCCACGATCTCCAAGTCGGCTTTCCATGCCACCGCCTTGCCGAGCGTCTTGAGGGCTTCCTCGTTGTTGATGCCAAACACCACCGCAGGCAGCGGCGAGTCCTGCGCCCGCGACTCCGGGAAGATGCGGGCGGCGCTGCCGCCAATCAGCCCGGTCAGGGCCGTCTGCGCAGCCAGCCGCGCCCGCACCAGTGCCTGCACGTTCACGGCTGCGCCTTTCCGATCTCTTGGCGCAGCACCGCAAGGAAGCGCCGCTCTGCCGCCGTGCGGTTCTGCTCAAACGCCGGGCGCATGAATGGCCGCTCGGCAATCCGCCGCGCCCTGACCTTGCGCCCGAAGAAATGCGTAAGCCGGAAGCCATACTCAATCAAGTGTGCCAGCGAAGCCCGCACCCATAGCGGCGGCATCTTGTTGGGGTCTTGCTTCGGTGCCGTGCCGCGCGGCCTGCCGTAGAAGACTGCCAGACGTCCTTTGCTGTAGTACCGCGACCCCTTTGCCCGCTGCAACTTGATGCTGATGCGGCTGGCGATGGCTTCGCGCGTGCGCGTGGTTCCGCCTGCCTTGGACGGCACGCCCAGCACGTTCTGCTTTGCCGCCTTCTGAATGATTTCCAGCGACGGCTTGACCGCCCGCACGAACATGGCTTCTTGCACGCGCTTGGCAAGGTCGTTCATGTTGCGCTGCACGCGTTCGGTGCCTGTGACCTTGACGCTGATCTCGCCGCTGCTCATGCGCGCGCGCTTCACAGCATCACCTCTGCCACGATTTCGGTGAACCGCCGCTTCACGTCCATGCAGCGCACCGCCTTGGCGTTGAAGTCCTTGCCGCGCCAGCGCAGGCGCACCCGCTCGGTGTACGGCTTGCAGTCCGTCGACCGGACTAC